CGTACCCGCGATATACGCGGTCGTAATCGTGCAGGTGATGGTCGCGCCGCTAGAGGTGTTGTTGAAGATGGACAGCACATCGCCAGCGGCGAACGTGGCATCGGGAATCGTAATCGCACCCGATGCGCCCAGCTCAATGAACTTGCCGACATCGCCCACCACAAGGTCGTAGTTCGCGGTCTTGGCCGATCCCGACTGCGGAATGTTGCGGAAGCCGACCGTCATCGTCTCTGCCGGGAACGTCACCGTATTGGTGCCAGCCGCAGCAGGTACCGCAAAGGTGATCGTGCCGGATGACGAGCCGGTCATCTTCAGGTCGCCAGAGGCTACGGTCTGTGCAGCGGTGAATGTGTTTGCCGTGCCGCGCACCAGATCAAGCAGGTTGGTTCCCGTGAGCTTGAAGTTGGAACCCGAGCGGGCAACGATAAATTCATCGCCGCCTTGCGCCGGTGCGCCCGAGCTTAATGCACTGATCTTTGTGTCGGCCATGATTTACTCCAGAAGAATCTTGTCGTCGCTCTCCAAGAGCGCAAATGACGTATCGTCCTCGAGCAGCACAGCGGCTGCACCCGGTGACGGGGTTGGCACGAACTCGGGATTGTCCCGGGTCGTGGTTCGCTCATGCGTCCTCGCCCGAGTGCGACCCTCGGTTCTCATCAGAACGCAGCAGACGGAATTCGCAATGCCATCGCGTAGACGCCGGTCGCTGTATCGATGTTGCAGCGGATCTCACCAGCGCCGAGCTCGAAGATACCACCACCAGAGGCCACCAATGTCGTGTCGGTTCCGACATCCTGAGCAGTGCCGTTCGGGCCTTTGCACTCGAGCTTAACCGTGCCGGGGAACGAGCCCTCAACGCGAAACTCACCGCGGCCACCCGGCCATGCGAACCAGTCGCCGGTTGCGCTCGCGTTAGATGCTAAAACAATGCCTGTTGCCATTTGAGTCTCCGATTAGGCCGCTACGGCCTTGATCACAGCGAAAGAAAGAACGACGGCTTCCGACAGGTTGCCGGAGGTCTGACAGTTGAACAAGGTAATCGAGCATGACCCAGCAGCCACCGCACCGGCGCTTACGAGATATGCACCGGCAGTCCCGCCTGACTTGACACTTACGGCCACAACATCGGTCGCTGCGATCGCGCTGTTGGTCAGGGTAAACGCAACCGGCGCTTGGTGGGCGAGCGTGGCGTTATTCATTACAATCTCGCCGCAGATCTTATCGAGCGTGACGCCTGTTGACTTGCTCGTGGCTTGAGTGACCGTGCCGCCTGCGCCTGTCGCGTAACCGATGCCACCCGATGCAGAGGTCGACTTGATGAACCCGGCAGCGGTAGCCGCCCCGTCCTTGCGCACAGACCAGCGTGATGCACCGCCGACTTGCAGGTCATCGAGGAGACTGCCTGCAGCAGAGTTCGTATCCGTGACGTTGAACACGCGAGCCTTGAACGTCGTCAGGGCGTTGTTCCATGTATCCGCTAGTGCACCAATGGACTTGCCGACAATCGCCGCAGCGGTCGCCTTCTTCGTCTCTGTGCTGCCTGTATCGACGATCGGCAAAACGTCAGCAGCAGGATCGATTGAATTCTGCGCGATCGACGTCAGAGCCGATATCTTCTTCGTCGCCATTACATGACACCACGCGCGCGCCGGGCAGCCTCATCCTTGCGCTTGGCAATCATCTGGGCAGCAGACATCTCGCCCTGCTTCATGCCCTCTTCCATGCCCTCGGCCTTGCCCTTGCGCTTGCCCTTCTTGTAAAGCCCTTTACCGGCCATTGCCATAGCGCCCATATCAACCACCTCCGAGCAAACGAGAAACGCCTACAGCCCCTGTGCGGCCTTCAGGCTGAGACATGATCGTTGCACCGCGGCCTCTGCGACGGGCCATGCGGCGCTGTTCAATGCGTGAGAGCTGCGCCTGATCCACGGTCGGTGGCGGTGGCGTCGGCTCGATCTTGGGCATCTTCGGTCGAAAAAGACTTGACATCTCGCGCTCCCTTGAGGTTGCGACGGTAGTCTACCCCAGCACTCGGTAGTCTGCTACAGCGACTTGATGCCCGGGACGACGGGCGGATTCGGTACCGCGGAACGGCTTTCTGCCCTTGGCGAGGTATCTAAAACTGTCTGCGAAATGCGACGTCCAGTCATGAACCGGCTTGTCGCGGAACCGCTGGAGCTGGTCGCTGTACTCGCGCCGGTACTGCTTGAGCGCATCGATAGCTCGGGTCATGCGAGCCTTGGCATCGTCTCGCGTCTCGCCCGGGAACGGGTCAGGGTCGGTGTTGAACTCGCAAGCAGGCAGCATCATTCGCACCGCTTGGATGCCATCGTCGACTGAATCGCGCTCGAGCACACGCGGTTTCAGCCCATAACCCGCGGCGACCTGCACCCGGGACTGACCGCTGCCCCATTCCTGCACCGCTCCGTCGTGCGGCCAGATGTGGTCACCGTAGACGTAATCGAGCGCTAGCAGCTTCTTGGCGTACCAGTCAAGACCGACACCGCTGCCCTCAAGTACGTTGATGATGCGCACCTTGTGACCGATGAGCTGGTAGAACCAGATCACCGTAGAGTCGCCGACACCGATGTCCCACGCCGTGCCGACCGGCTGGCCGATGATGTGCGGGAACTCTGCGATGCGGCCATTGAGCTCTGCGCTGCGGATCAGCTCGCCGTAGTACGCACCCGGGATGTCAGCATTAAAATCGCAATAAAATTCCTGCCGGATGATCGCTTCGGCTTCCTTTTCGCCGCGCTCCACCTTGAGTTCTTTGCGCTCGCGGTGGATGGTCTCCATCGGGATCGCTTTCGTGTCCTCGACTGTGAGCACCTGCCCGAACCAGTCATTTTCTTGCCGTGCGTAGTCGACAAGGCGGGCGAAATGATTCTTGCCTCGAGGCGTCGAGATGAAGATCGCCCAGCCACCGTTCTCGGCGAGGATCGGTCGCAAGAACGCCCACGCATTGGGATCAGCCATCGCGTATTCAGAAAACACCACGCCGACCGGCGGCGAGCCCACGAGGCTGTTGTAGTTGTCGCTGCCCACCACCTGCCATGTCGAGCCGTTCTTGAACCGGATGAACATATCCTGCTCGCGGGTCGTTTCGCGTAGTTCTGGAGGGAATGCGTCATCGATGCGACGTCTGCCGGTGTGCGGGTTTATAGCATCAAAAATCGCTTTGCGAGACTGTGACGCCTCGGGGAGCATATGCCAGTACGATCCGGTGCGCGTCATGGCGCTCACAGCAGCCCAATGGAGCGCCACCTCATCCTTGCCGTGTCTGCGCGGCCACGCCAGCGCCAGCCTCTTACAGCCGCCCTCAAGGGCTTTCCACGCCGGGAGCTGGTAATCGCGCGGCTTCCAGCCGTTAGCTGGCAGCGTTATCGTCGCCAAAGCGCACCACGTTGACTGTGAGTCCGACGTTACCGGAATGCTCAACCTCAGCCTTGTCGCCGTAGCGTTTGGGCAGGAACTTGGATGCGAACCACTTGCGCACATCCAGCTCGACACGAGCCTGTGCAGCGTCGATCACGCCAGCCCGCATATCCTCGATGACCTGTTCGGCTTTCTCGACTTGATCGGCTGCAAGAGCCTCTAATGCGCGCGCGTATTGGTCACCAGAGCTGACCTTTAACGCCGTCGTCCTAAACGTTGAGCGGCTGATTCCAACCTCTGCGCAGGCTGCTCGCTCGGACATTCCGTCCTCTACGAGCTCGATGACGCGGCGAACCTGTGCGGCTCTGTCCATTACGCAACCATCTCCCATCTAAACTTGGTTTGTCCACATACTGCTTGCCATTCTCTACCGGGTCTGTTTATCCATTGGCCGCCCGGCGATTGACCAACAACCCGCCAACCCGCTCCACGCAAACTAGAGCCCGATTCGTTACTCAACGTGTAAGTCACCATTCTGTTGCCGCCCATTGCCGCCCATGCTCGCCAGCTACGTGAATATAAAAACGAACACGCACCTTTTGGCGCATCAGTTAACACGCAACATCGCGTAACTTCAGCCGTCAGTCCATCATCAAGATGTCGCGCAACTGGTCTGCCTACGATTGCAACACCAATCAACCGATCCTCGTAGCTTGCTGCTATTGCAAATTTTGCCCCTTGAACCGGCTTGTTATGCCGATGATAACTAGAGACAAATTCATTTGCTTCGGCAAGCGTAATCGGGATCGCCTTCATTACCTCTCCAACACTCGCCGGATTTGCTTTGCTCTGTCTGTCATCCCATCATGCGCTTGGTTGCAGCGCCCTTCTTGGCCTTTCTAGCCACACTGAGTGCGATCGCTACGGCTTGCTTTTGGGGCCGACCAGCCTTCACCTCTTTCGAGATGTTCTTGCTGATCGTCTTTTGGCTATATCCTTTAGTTAGCGGCATCGTTATTAAGCCTTTCGTTTATTTCGTTCACTAATCGCCCGGGCCTTTGCTCTGGCGTCTTCCTTCGAGCTCGCTCCCCATGCCTTGAGCGCGAGGGCGAGTCTGGTCGGGCGTCCCTTGTCGTCCTTCATCGGCCCCGGAGCGTTGCCCATGCGAGCGAGAAACGAGGCGCGCCTCGGGTTGTCACCAGACTTGACCGGCGGCTTGAGGTTCATGCCCTCTGCCTTGGCTGATCGGCGACCGGCTTCGTTTAGCCCGCCTTTCGGGTTCTGTCCGGCCTTTCGTGTCCATGCTGCAGACTTCATGGGATCTGGCTCACATCGGTTGCCGGGCGTGATCGGTCTTCGTAGAACGGTATTCGGCCTGTCCTCGAGCCACCGAGACCTGAGACAGCCACTGCCCGCGCACCTGCCAGTCGGGTCGCTCTTGCTGCAAGCGGCCTGAATGCAGCAGCGCCCAGTCGGATTTCACCGGCGATGCCGCGGCGTACTGGCGGGAGATCGTCATTGCCTGTGTCTCCAAGGCGTGCAACTTTCATCGCTTGAGTGCGGTCTTAGCTGATTCCCTAAAGGCCTTTGCTGTCGGCGCACCCTTGGTGCCGGGCTTACGCATCTTCTCGCCGCTTCCGGCTTTGATGCGCTCGCGCTTGGCATGAATGTTTGCGTAGAGTCCGGGCTTCATACCAGAATTCTATGCTGCTGGCGGCAGATCGTCTACCGGCTTTTGCTTGACCTTGGCACCGCGCACAAACTGAAGAATCTTGGCCGGTTTCTTGGCCGGTTCCGGATTGCACTCACAGCACCTGATCCAGTCGCCGCAGCCGTCGGCGATCCAGCCTGCCGCATTGCAATTTGGACAGGGCGCTAGCCTGATTCCGTCCTTCACGAATCGAGTCTCCGTTCGTAATCGTTCAGCACTTGCCGCGCCCAGATCGAGGGCTCATCGTCACCCCACTTGCTGATCCTGCGCAGCACCTTTTCGTACTTGCGCATCGTATGCCATGCGATCGCCAGCGTCACTATCGCATCGACATTGGCGAGCTCTTCGTGGGTTACGTCGTCGTCCGTCACCGTGTACATCAGCCTTCCTCAGGTAGGGCGGTATCCAATCTTCATCGAAGACTAAGGGTTCCGGCAACTCGAGCTCTACGCGCTGAATCTTTCGGTGAACCGCGGCGAGCCTTTGATTTAATTCGCGCACTTCGGCCCACAGCGTTCTGAGTCTTTCTTGCTTCATCGATTGCATCTCCTACAGTTTTTATGACTTTCCTACCGGTTTCCATAGATTCGTAATGTTCTTGAATCCAGATGTGGAACCGTCCGTTCTGGCATCGGTGCTTATACTCACACCCGCATATCTTGCATCTCATAGGGCTTTATCCTTATCACAAACTTGCCCGGTGGTTCCGGGTCGAATCGTTGCATCGAGAGTGAATAAATCAGACTGTCGTCCTCGATCACGCCAGCCTTCACGAGCAGGTCACCAGCCACCTTGTAGGGGTTATCGATATCACGACGCCTCCGATCTGGAGGGAATTGGTCAATCGACACCGAGAGCTTGTGGCTGATTCTGTCTCGCGGAATCCGCTGCTCGAGGAGCGCGATCTCAGCCTCCTTGAGCCATGCCCGTCCCTTGGCGCTGATCACCACACGGCCCCGGTAGCTGCGCCAGTAGTTGTTAATACTCGGCGGCCACGGCAGAACGATCTGGATCACGGTTGAGCCTCGCGTTGCGTTTAAGGATTTTCGAGCGACCTTCGCGGGTCATGCAGATTTTCTGCAGCTCGTCGTAGTCGAGATCGAGCATATCGCAGATCCAGCGTAAGGAGCCGACTTCATCGTGCGGCGCGTAGATCCAGTGGATAGCCGACTTCGCAAACCCGCGGCGATTACAGTCGCGGATGGCGAGATACAGCACACTTGCCCACAAAGCTCTGTAGGGACTTTCATCGTCTTTTCTGACAAACCGTTTATCGATTGCGAGGGTCATGGCCTGCCATCCATGTGAGCCACCAGATCGCCTTCTCAGCGTCTTGTGACAGTGGGTTGCCGGGTTTCTTGCCTGCTCGAGCGACGTACCCGAGAGCGGTCAATCGACAGAACTCGAGGAACTGCGCCTCTGTTGTGTTTGCTCGCATGAAATCGACGGTCTCGATCTCGCCCTTGTAGTGCTCTGGATTGATCGCGTCTTTCAAGGCATCGATCTCTTCATGGCTTAAAATCATAACCGTCCTCGAACTTGAACCAGTCGCTGATCTCAAACATCACTGCGTTATGGATAGCCTCTTGCACCTGCTCGGCGCTTGGGCTGTCGTTGTGCTTGTGAGCCCGGTGCCAACCGTATGCAACGCCGTTCTCGACGCACTGCTGGATGAGGCGGTAGCTATCTGGTTTCATGTAACCCTCGCCTTCGGTTGCTCGCTATTCTGAACAAAAGGGGTATCTTTTGCCTGTAATAAGGGTAATCGGGGTAATGCACTCGCATTGCTTTTCACTCGATCGCGCAGGCGCTTGACGCCGGGTTCACCGAAAAGCTGGCGCACCAAACACACGCAGTCGGGATCGGTCAGCACGGCCTCAGCTCCGAGCTCGCGGATGAGCTCACCAGCACGGGCCTTGATCGCTTCAACGTCTGCGCCGGGTCTCGCCAGCTTGGCATCGAGCAGTCTCAGCCGGTTCAGCGGGTTCTCAGCAACTGCTGTTGCCCAGTGTTCAGCGCAAGACTTGATGGCATAAACGCTACGGTCGTCGAGTTTGTCCTGCGGACTCGACTTCCCTACGCTCGGCTGATAGATGAATTCATCGCCCATGTGTATCTCCTGTATATGTTTTTATATATCCGTTATTAGCGTCTTAGCACAGATGACTGATGGTGAACTCTGCACGGAGAGTAGACGGAAAGCGCCTACGCCCAATCGCACAGAGTTGATGACTGCATGGAGCCACCCTGCTGTCGGCTACTTTTCACAGGTTGCCCTGCTGTGGTTCGCGCTTCCCGACGACACGCTGCGCGTTCAGAGGCCCACCGCCCCGGTCTGAATTTAAGGATCTGCTGCGCGTTGTTTCCCCGTCCAGCATTCCCGAGTGATTCGGCGTGGTGGGGTGGTTGACAAGACTAGAACAGCCCGTCAGACTTCCATCACGCTTAAACCGCAACCCAAGCGTAAAGCCGCCCGACGGCTTCGTCAAGCCCCCGAAAGGGGGTTTGTCGTTTCTGGCCTCTGTAACGGCGTCAGAGACGAT